ATTGTTCTAGCTGGAAGAGTTAAATTTTCTATATCTAGAATTGTATTTAATTGATATTCAATTACATTGTTGCTTTCTAAGGTTTTTCTATCTATATAATAAATATCTCTTGGTAGCTCTACTTCGTATAAACCAGTATTTGGATTATATGGATTATATCTACCAGAAAAATTTGCTCCATCAAGATATTTTAAAAACGTTTTAATTCTAGTGAATTTTGCACCGACGATATCTCCTAAACTTTGCATTTGCATTCTAATATATCTATAAAAAGAATTAGAAGAATAATCTGGAGAAAGATTAGATATTGAAATTTTTGGTGTTGGCAATGTACCTGCAGAAGAATATTCAAATCCTTCAGCAAATATTGGAAATGGATAATAGAAATTATTTTGCCATTTTATTGTTCCATATGGATTGTTTACGATATTAAACACATTATAATCATTGTAAACTCTAAAAATACCATTATTAATTGGTTGTTGTCCATTGTAATTATAATTGATCATTGTTGGAGCAATTTCTGATAAATCAATTTCGTATAAAATAACTTGTGTAGATGGAGTTAAAGAGCCAAGCTCAGTGTTTAAAGATTGATTACCGCTTACTATTAAATTATAAACTTCAGATGACGTAGGCATAACTTTACGCTGGTACTTCTATGAATGTGGCTTCTATGGAGTAATTATTATAAGATACATAAGTTGGAGACCATTCTGGACAAACAAATTCTGTATTTAAATTAGTACTTGATTTAGCATATATTGTCGGAAGATTATAGACAAAAGCTTGTTGGGCATTTCTTGCGTTTAAGAAATGCAAAATAGATACTGTTTCTATTTCGCTTCTATTATCGAAATTTAAAGTTAATTCTATTAAATTATTATTTATTCCATCATTTACTCTTTGTTCATATCCATTCCCAAATCTATTAACTTTAACTCTTGGTTTTAAATTTATTTTAGCATTGTATGATGGTTTCCACCAGAAATTAGGCACTAGAGTTCCATTCAAAGAAACGTATCCATCCCAAGATGCTCCTAAATTAGAAAGCGTAATTGGATTATTTCCAATATTAGAATCGATTGCAGAATAATAATATCTACTATCGCTACCTAGCACTATGCTATACTTATTATAAGTAGGACTCCCATTCCAAACTGGAACTGTATCGTAAATACTTGCCATATACCTTTTACCTCTTATATTTTACACTTAAAAGTAGTGTAATTATAGTTAATGTTTAATGTATATACTATAGAAAATCAGAACTTTTATCTAAATGATTCCTTGGTATCTGGAATAAAAAGTTTTAATGTTGGAATTGATTTAAAAATCGCTCCTCAAATATCTATAGATAGTTCTTCAGTTAATTATACAAAAGATGGCCTTCCAGTTGCTCAATTTGATTTATCTTATACATTAAGTGATAGTGATAGATTTTTGGCTTATACTGGAATTAATTCATTTTCTGGTAGAGTTGAATATGGTGATAAATATGTAACGTTTACAGATGGGTATTTGACTAATTATTCTTTAAATTATAAACTAGGAGGATATCCAACTGTTGATATAAGAGGAGTTATTTTCAATTGGCCAGCCTCTCAAATATCTTTTAGCCCAAAACCAGTAAATTTAAATACATTTAATGTTGGAGATCCGTGTTTTATAGATACAAATATCCTAATTTTTAGTAATAATCGAGTCCAATCATTTGGAATTAATATTGATGTAAGTCGTATACCTAATTATACTATTGGAAATTATTTACCAGATAATGTATATATTCAATATCCGATAAAGCAAGAAATGTCAACAGATGCTAGCGCAAGTAATGCGCTATTTACTTCTAACACTTCTAATTTACCAAATTCAGGTTATATTAGTCCTACTAGCCAATATATATCAATAAAAAAATATCAATCTGACTCCAATTTAGCAACATTTAACTTCTCTCAAGTGGCCAATAATATCAATTCATCATTTAGTAGCGATAATGAAGCTCAATACAATCAAAATAGAATATCTTACCTTCAACCATAATTTTTAGATTTTCAATAATATATATACTATAATATAATAAATATGACATTTCAAGAGCTCCTTAATTCACCAGTGTTTTTTAATACTTTTATGAAGAACGATGTATTCTTTGATTCTCTTAAAGATAAGTTTCCAGAAATTTTAGCTGATCTTACTAGTTCCAGAAATAATCCAAATTGCTCTTGTAAAGGTAGAGTAAAATCTCATCTTCAAGGGAAAATTACTACTGAACAAGATTATTTCAATAATCTTATCAATAATGAAGAGGTTAAGAAATTAACACAAGAAAAAACAGAAGAAATTAAAAAAACACAAATACCAACTAACCCAATGGAGAACCATATGCAAATGATGCAACAAAACATGTTTAGAAATAGTGGAGGAAGAATATTTGAAATTGGCAAAACAGAAGAAGATTGGAAAAATCTTGTTAAAAAACTAAGTGAAGAAAAGATCAATTTTAAATCATTTTCCGTGGTAGAAAAAGAAGATAAATTAGTTGTTTATTTTATTTAAATGTTTTATCAATTCTTAGCGTATTTGTTTGTTTGCTTAGGGATAACTTACGCTTGGAGTGATACTGAAATTGCTAGACCTTTTAGAAATTTTATAGCTAAAATACCATATATTCATAAACCTTTGCTTTGTCATGAATGCTCTAGTTTTTGGATATCTTTAGCTGTTAGTTTTTTTATTAATCCCTTTGATTTATTGACTTACTCTTATTTTAGCAACTTATTAAGTGCTTTTTGTGGATTTTTTATTAATCTTTACTTTGTAAGAAACCAATTAGTAAAATATAAAGATTATTAATCTTTAATTTTCTTAATTCGATCTATTAATTCAAACAACTTAACTTTGGGTATATCTGAGATAGAGTTTAAATTTTCTGCATTATCAAATTTATCTTTAATTAGCCTTTTCTTTAGTGCTTCAAAATTAACATTCTTTTCTTTCATGACTTTTTCAAGTAATGATTGAGGAGAAGTTGGATTTTCATTTACAGAAGAAGAGTCATCGAGTAGCTTTGCATCTCCTAGTTCTTCTTGAGAAACAATGTTGATCTTCAAAAAATTGCGAACACAACGCACAAACGCTCTATTCTCCGCAATTGCAGCTAAGAAGAATCTGGCGAAACTCTTTGTATTATTTAAAGTAGCATCAGCAAGTGATTCAAAAACTACTTCTTTTCCACCAGTTTCATAATTTGGTAACCAAGTAATTCTACAGCTTGTTGCGAAGTAATTTTCAGAAGCTGCAACTACTTTGTATTCAACGCTAGTATAACCTCTAATTTGAGCTAACTCTTTAATTCCACCTAAAAGTATAAGAAGATCTTTATCTTGAAGTTTTGAAACATCTGTTTCCTGAGTTTTTTGTCTATTAGGAACAAGATGTTCAACTTTAACCATCTTACGCCAATTAATTGTTCCATCATCATTAAATGTATAATTTAAAGTTTGATCTTCAATAAGACCATACTTATTTCTAGTCACTAGCTTTGGAGGAGTAACTTGAGGGGTTGGGGTCACAGTGTTCTCAATTTGAATATCTAATCCTTTATTCACGACATTGAATAACTCTGAACTACCAATTGAAACTGTATTTTCTTCTGATTTGATCTTAGGGCTCATTTAGTAATGATACTATAGATTATATCTCAAGTCAACTTAAAAATATAAAAATTATCTGCTTCTTTCCAAAATTCAACATCATCTACTACTTTATTACCAGTTCCATTTAACCAGTCGTATCTTGATACGCTTTTGCCTTTAGAAGAATATAATGTTCTTGAAGAATTGTAATAAAGATTATCAATATTTGAAACTTTAGTCTCTTCTTTAGTCTTATGCTTCTTATTAACGATTAAATTATAATCCAAGTAATCAATTTTAAATTTATTTAAAACTTCTTCTGGTAAGAATGATAATAAAACGTAATTAATAGAATTACTCTTTAATAATTTAACAAAATTTACGCTATTATCTTCTTCAATAATATAGATTAATTGATTGATATTTTGTTTGTATTTTTCAATTATATCTTTTTTAATAGGTTTATTAGTAAAAATTATGCTTTTTCTTTGTGATAAAATTGATTCTAAAGCTTCTTCATTAAAAGAATAATCTAGTCTAATAATTGGATTTTCAACTGGTATGGAGCTAAGATCCATAGGTTGATCTGGTATAATTTCAAAACTTTTAAGATTAAAATCTTGACCAATAAATACAGTTTCTGGCATTTTAGGAAATTCGATATTCAATAATTTTAATACGCCTTCTGCAATTTCTTCTGGTTTAATAGCATCAATGCATTTAGGAGTTTCTACTTGTGAATAGGATGGTTTTTTATTTCCAATTCTTTCGTATCCTTTTAGTAGAATATGCTTATCTTTATTTCCAAAATGTGGGCCAGCTACGCTAGGATTACTAATGCTATACAATGAAACTATAGGAAGATCGAAACTTGAAGCTAAATGCACGCAAAGACTGTCTGCGCCAAAATGTAATTTAGAATTTTGAATAACATAGGCTAATTGATTTATATTAGTTTGTCCTAATAGATTAATTACTCCACCTAATTGTTTTTCATCTTTTGTTCCTACTTGAACTATGCAGATGTTAGCTTTTGATAAAAATGGTTGTAGTAAATTAATAACTTCTTGCCAATATGAATAATTTCTAGAATCATAAGGCGTTTGGCCTTGAATTGTTATGTACGTTTGTGGTGGAAGTGGAAAATATTTTGTATATATAAATGGTTTGTCTATTTTTGATCCTGTATTTGTAGCGTATGTATCTAAGAGTCTCATTTATTTATGATATATTAAGTTAGTTCAAATTCTACTTTATCTAAACCATTGTGAAGATAATTTAAATTTCTTTGAGTACAAGTATACGGCAAGTAAGCAATATCAAAATATCCATCATGTTGATTGTTACCTTCTAGCCAAATTAGGTTATCCATGATGGGATTATACTCCATCCATCTATGAACATATGGATTACCTTCTAAAATTTCTTTGTACTGTGGTTTTGTTGCGACATATAAACTATAATCTGGATATCTATTCTTAATAGATTTAAATAGTGCTGTACTTAGAAAGATATCTCCAGCGCTTTCTGGCATAACATAAATTACTCTACCTTTATCGTTTTTATCGAGAAGGTCTTCAAACTTAATCTGTTTATCTTCTCCGCTTTCTTTTAAAGCTACATTTCTGAAATAATTTTCTAAATCTTGCCTCTTTGCGCCTTTGGCTAATTCACCCATCCAATATTGGTACCCAGAATCATTTCTATCAACGTTGTTCATTTTAAGAATATTATGATACATGAATAATATCCATTCTCCATCATCTAAAATATTTGGTATTTGAAAATATGGATCTTTCTTATTTTGGGAATTATCTAACACTTTAGTCCAATCAACTAATTCTTGCTTATCTATAAATTCTTCTATAGATTTTCCTACATTTTGAATACCGAAATTCTTTATCGTCCATTCTCTAGCTTTCTTACCCATTTCAAGTCTTTTGTGTTGTGGCATTTTATATACAATATTTAATTGTTTAGCTATTGATTCTGGATAAGTAGATGCTTTAATAAATTCTGTGCCATGTTCTCTATATTCATTCCATTCCAAGGGAAGAGAGTTAGCGTCTGGTTCACACATTTCTTCTCCACAACTATAATTTGTAACAAGAGTAATAAGTTCAGTTAATTTTGCTTCTTGAATTGGTATTTCTTGTCCACCGCTTGTGAATGGATGACAATAAACATCCATAAAATTATAAACTTCATTTAATTGTTCCTCTGTAACTCCAATAGATACATTTGTTGTAGTTTGGCTTTTTTGTGCTTTACAAAATTTACAATCTGTATCTAATCCAGAAAATGGTTTAATTTCATATTCTCCACAATTTCTACAAATATGAGTTGTTAATATTTCGTTATGATTGACTCCGAATTCTGAAGCAAGTTTATGAATATTCCATCCTTCACCCCAATGAGTATGCAAAAGAAGATATGTATTTTTAATTTCTGGATTATTCTTTTTCCATAAAGCGTAACCTTGTAATAAATTTGGAACACTTTTTCTTAATTGATTTCTAAAAACAAATCCAATTATAAATGCATCTTGTGGAATATTATGTTTTTTTCTAAGTTGATTTCTGTCAAAATCCGATAAACGATAAAATTCTTGATCTTCGAGCGAGCCATGCATAGTCTTAACGTGACTATATCCAAGTTTATGTAAAGCTTTTGTAGCGAAATTACTCCAAATCCAGTAGTTCTTAATCTTCGGAGCATTGGTCACGGCAGATTGAAGAATAGGAAGTGAATCTAAAGTAGTCCAAATTACAGACGCAATTTTATTAAACCAAGGCTTTTCTATAGCAAAATCAACTCCCCAAATATCTTGAACACCAATATAAATATCTGGTTTTTCATCATTAATAACTTTATCTAAAAGGTGTGCTCCATAGCTGGCCATTCTAGCTAAATTAGGATCTCTATTTAATTGATCGAGTTCTTGTTGAGTATTAGGCAAAGAGCCTACAGTTTTCCAAGGAGTTTTCTTAAATT